TCAATGCGCCAATGCCCGCACATAGGCCTGGCACGCGCGCAAGGCGATCAATCCCTGGTCGCCCCGATCGGTGATGGCGATAATTCGTCGAGCATGCGCCGGCTCAAGTCGGGCGCGTACGGCATCATGATCCAGGCGGCCGGCGCCGGCGGCGGAGGGCAAAGTGGTGCAACCGGCAGCGTTACGCTCGACCACGACCGACAGCCGCAGATCAGCAGTAGCCAGACGGTCACGCAAACGCGCCTGATATTCGCGAGCATCGACAAGCTCCTGATAATGAAGTTGATCACTGGCCTGCATCTGCTGCTCAAGCCCCACGCGTTGCTGGCGCTCGGCAAGCAGTTGCGCACTGGCGGACTCGGCCTGGGCCTGCCGCTGCCGCGCGCAGGCATGTGCCTGCTGCGCCAACTGCCGCTCCAGGTGCCAGCCCTGAACCTGCCAGGTCAGCGCACAAGCCAGCAGCATCAACGCCAGCACTCCACCCAGTTGCACGCGGCTCAACCCAACACCTCACGGGCCCGCGCCCAAAGCTTCAACCGCTCTTCGAGGCCATTGAGCCCGCCATTGATGTGCCGGGTAATGCGGTTGAACTCGCCGCGATCAGCCAACGGGTTCAACCCCCGCGAATGCCAGAACCACGCGGCAGACTCCGCGGCCCATTGCGGCTGCTCAAGCAACTGCGGTTGACCCAGCAGGCGATCATCGCCGAACAGCGCCACGCTGCAGGCCCGGTAGTTGTTGCGCCCGGTGATCTGGATCAGTCCTCGCCCACAGTACAACTGGCCATCACCATCGGCTTCGACGGTGTTGCCCAGGCGCAATGCCAGGTTGCCGGTGTCGTACCGCGCCAGGTAGCGCTCACTCCCCAGTTCCTTGACGTAGCGCAGCTGGCCGGATTCGTGCCCCACCTGGGCCAGGAAGGCTGCGACCCGCCGAGGAGTGTTGATCTCCCAGCGAGTCATGGCCTGATTCAATGCCGGTAAGAAAACGCCCGCGTTCAGGCGGGCGCTCGGGAACACGGCAGCAAGTTGTTCCAATGTCATATACATCCTCCATGTCCAGGTATGGCGATCAACGTTGCTCTGCCTTCAATGACGCTGCCCGGCTGGCTTGACTGCCCTTGGCCCGGGCCTTGCCCTGCTTGCCGCCGTTGCACTCGACGATGGTGCTCCAGCCGGATGCGGTGAACGTATGCGCCACCGACTCGATCAGAAACTCGCCATCCAGGCCGTTCTTGAACCCTTGGGTATTGATGATCCGTTCAACGAACAAGTCTGTGCGCCCGGCCATTTCCAGGCGTACCTGGGCGGTACTTCGGTTGAATGCGGCCAGACGTGCCCGGGCCGCCTGCTCCGCGGCTGTCTTGTTCGGGTAAAGATGCCGGTCGATATGCACCGGCTGCAGGCCATCGGGAGAGGCGCCATTGCTCAGGTCTATGGCCCTCACCTGGCCGCTGCCGGCGTCCTGATAGCGAGTTCGCACAGCCTTGTAGGCCCCCTTGTCAGCCAGGTGAATGTGCCAAAGGCTCACGTCACCACGCTCCAGGGTGACGATGCCAAGCGTTTTGCCGCTGCCGCTGTGCCCGCCTTGACGCGGGAGAACCAACAGGCTGCCATCTCCGATCTTCGCGGTGCAGTCGAACTGCCTGGCCAGGCGAGTGATGAAATGGAAGTCCGATTCATTCAACTGATCGACCCGCGACACGGGCGTAATGACCGGACACAACGGTTGCCAACCATTGCGTGCGGCGATGTCACGCACGATCTGCTGCAAGGTCACGCCCTCCCAGCTGCCACTGCGTATCGCCTTGCCCGTGCCACGCATGTCACTGGCCTTGCCCCGGATAACAATACTGTCCGGCGGACCCGCCAGCTCGACCTCATCCACGGTGTAGCGCCCCAGCCGCGTCAACGTCTGCCCCGAGTACCCCAGATGCACCTCGATCGTGGCGCCGCGAGCGGGCAACACCACGGCCCCGTCGCGATCATCGATACGCAGTTCGAACTCATCGGACTCCATGCCGGGTTTGTCCGTAGTGCGTAACAGCAGCAGCCGGTCATTGATCAGGCTGGTGATGTCCTTGCCATCCGCGACAAGGCGAAACACAGGTTGCATGACTCACGCTCCTGAAAAGGCAGACCCCGCACGTGGCGGGGTCTGGTCGTAATTTGAATTGCCGGAGATCAGTCCCACAGCTGCACCGTGGCCTCTGCCGCGGGGGGCAACGCAGGCAACGCGATCAACACACCGGCACGAAAGGGTTGCGGCTCATCGGACAACCCCTGGTTGGCATCGAGCACAGCCTCGACGCTGCCGTTCAAGTGGCCGTAATAGTGCTGGCACAAGGTGTCGAGCAGATCCCCGTCAGACGTCCTGCATATCGTTGCCATAACTTGCAAACTCCAGTGAAAAGGCTTGTTTTCGCGGTATACCACCGGCCAGGAAACGGCTCTGGTCTTCCTCGATGCGGGTAAGGCACCAGGTCCCCAGCACCTCGCCGTAGCCGGTGGTCAGTGTCATCGGCTGGAGTTGCCGCCCGATACTGCGCAACGCCTGCAATTGACCAAGTCCACCTTTGAATATCGGAAAAATCGCCCCTTTGATGCTGATCGTCTCGTCCCCCAGCCCCACGGCCTGCTGCGCCGTACTTCGTGCCAGCCGCTCCTGTGCTGCCCAGCGGAAGCGACTCTCACGGCGCAACGTATCGAAAGCTGCCGTATCGAGATTGAAGTAAAACGCCGGGGCCTGTGGCGCCAGTGGCTGGAGGATCAACAGGTGAGGAAACGGCTTCACCGCGTTACCCGCTGGTGACGCCTCGAAGGCAAAAATACGGGCCGGCAGAATATCGCCCAAGGCTGGGTTGACCCTGCCTGCCACCCGGTTTATCGCGGCGCTGGCCCTGGCCACCTGAGTGCGTACCTCGCTTATGCGCGCTTGCACCCGTGCCACGACCGCCACCGCTCGATCGTACTGTGCCAATACGTTGCCGGCGGTTGCCTGCGCCGAAGTGATCGCGCGCAGGGTCCGTTGCAGCCTGGCGCCAATGGCCGGGCCAATGTATGGCAGGCCCTCCAGCGCCGATGCGGCTTCACGGATATCCTCCAGGGCGCCACTCACCGGCGCCAGCATCTGCTCGACACTGTGCCGGCCCGCCTCCCCGGCCGCGACCAGGGACTTGAGTGCGGCTTGCAGCTGGTCCATGTACGTCATGGATTGCTCCTTAAGCTACGTGTGGTACGTCATACAACTGTCGGCTGGTTGCCTGGCGGATCAGCGCTTCGAATTGACGACGGACCATGGGTTCGATGGTCTGGGCAAGTTGGACAGGGTCTGTCATGCAGCCTTGTACGGTGATGGGCATGTTCGAAGTGAAGTTGAACTGCTGATTGATCGGCGGGGGCGGAACACTGGCCTGGGCTGTGGCAGGGGAAGGCAATGCGTTACCCGCCGTGGCAGGCGGAGCCATCGAACCCATTCGCGTCAGCAGGGGCATCAGCCTCGGTACAGGCGCCATGGGTGCCTGGGCCCGCACAAGCGCACCCGGCTCCACCCTGTCGGCCTTTGCTGTCTCGTTCGTCCTGCCTGCTGCAGGCTTTTGCTGATCGGAACCTGCAAACCAGCGCTTGGCCAGGTTGCTGCCGAGTTTATCGCCTGCCATCCCGAATAGCAGCGCACCAATGGCAGCCCCCACCGGCGGACCGATCACCGGAATGACCGAGCCCACCGCAGCGCCCAACAGCGCCCCGCCCAGTCCTCCAATAGCACCACCATAACCTTCGGCTTTTTGCTCCCGGGTCTCGGCTGTCATGAAGGTATCAACCACCTTGATTCCAGACTCGAGCAATGCCAAAGGAGCTGCGCCCAGCATTGTTCGACCAACGGCTCGCGCAGGTCGTGCAGGTCGCGCTGCTTCGGCGGGCGTTGACTCGGGTGGTGCCGGAGCATCCTTCACCTTGTGCGGCGGCACTCCTGCATCGGCCTCACCGGGCCCAGTCTTCGATTTGATAACCGCAGCACCCAACGCAGCACTTGCCAGCAGCAATGGAACGGCAGGATTGGCAGGTAATGCTGCTGTGGCGGCTGGCGCTGGGCAGGCTACGCACGGCACTTCCTCATGTGGTTTGAACGTGCAACAAGGACCTTTATCAGTGTTCCCGCCGCGAGGTGCAGGGGCACCCACCTCGGTGAACCAACGCTTGGCCACTGCCGAGCCAACCCCCTCACCCGCCAGACTGCCAACCATTTCACCCGCTGCCGTACCCGCCGCCCCTCCTCGCCGCCCGATGGCAGCCCCGACGCGCGCGCCCAACAGGCCGCCCAGCGCCCCGCCGTAACCCTCGGCTTTCTCTTCTGGCGTCTTTGCCGTAAGCCATGTGCCAACGGCCTTGATACCGGCCTCGGCAAATGCAACACGCCGTTCCAGCTTGCCGACGCCCTTGGCAGACAGGGCCGTTGATTGACTGGAAGTCATCTGCCTGACACCCACAGCGCGCCCGGAGGCCTGCCCTCTTAAACCCAGGAAAAATGCTGCCACCGTCGCAAGGCCGTGATTGAGCTGCTTGTTGTAATGCGCCTGCTCAGGTGCAGGCGACGCCACGTGTCCCGCCTCTGCAGCTTCAACCGCCTTGCACAACGCTTCAAAGTCCAGCCGATGCATCGCATCCAGGGTTCCAATCATCCGCTGCAACCGCTGGATACGGTCTTCGATTGCAACAAAAACGGCACCTAGCACCGGTTTGACGGCGGCACCTATCACCCGCTCAAACATCAGTTTGCTCGCCATCCGATCCCCCCTCTGCCTTCAAAATGGGCTCAGTCCGTAAGCCACCAGACCATGTCGGGATACGACATGCTCATGATCTCGGCAGCGGTAAAGTTCAGCTCTTTGGCGAGCCGCTTTGCCGCTGCCTTCTGCAAGGTGGGATCAAACTTCGTCGTCTTGCACCAGGCGAAAATAGCCGGCCTGCAGGCGCCCATAATCCTTGAGCGACAGCCCTTCCAGGTCCTTGGCACCGATCTCGGCCAGGGAGGCAAACAGGTTCAGCTCGCGCTGCTCGTCATCACCACCGGCTGCCGACTGCGCAGTGCGGATATCACGCACCGTCGGCGCACGCATCGACAGGCTGTCGACCTGCAAACCATTGGCCTCGCAAGGCTTGCTCAGGTGAACGACTACGCGATCGGCGCTCAGCGTCAGCCAGCCGGGATTTTTCGAAACTTGAGTCATGATCGCTCCTTACAGGCCCAGGGCCGAACGTTGTGCCGCGAGTTGATCGACGCCATCGATGACCCGCTTCATGCCCAGCGGATCGATTTCATAGACCAGGCGACCATCCACCTCCAGCTTGTAGTAGGTCAGCGCCACATTGTGTTTGATTTCGGCCTTGTCGCCGGGCTTCCAGTCGCCCATGTCGACCTCTTTGAGCGCCCCACGCAGGGTGACGATCACCGGCGTGATGCGGCCCTTCAGCCCCTTGAACGCCCCCCGGAAGGTGCCGTTGAAGGCCGAGCCATCGGCCAGGCCAAAGAACTTCAGCGACTCGCGGCGCACACCGGTGGTGACGAAACCGGCCTCCTGCTTTTCCATCCCCTGGTCGATCTCGATGGGCATGTCCATGCCGCCGGCACGATGCTCCTCCATCTTCAGGGTCAGCTTGGGCAGGGTCAGACTCGGTACGTCACCTTGAAAGCTGACGCCATCGACGAACAGGTTCAGGTTGGCCAGGGTTTCGGGAATCATTGCCATGGTTGTTGCTCCTTAGGCGGCTTGGTCGAGGACTTCGGTCAACCACTGGTTGGTGACCTCGACACGGAAGTTCGGGTTTTCTGCAGGCGGCACATCGGTGAAACGGATGTTCCAGTACACCTTGCCCTGCTCCAACTGACTGGCGGTGTTGAGCTCAGGATCGGCAAACACCTCGAAATTGATGATCGCGCCCTGGGCCTTGAGGTCGCGCATGAAGGCCTGCAGGCCTTCGGTCACGTCCTTGACGTAAGTGGCGGTGATCGAGCGGTCGACCGCCCATTTGTGCCCGTACAGGATCGCGTCCATGACGATGTCCATGGTCCGCACGCGAGTGACGAACGCCCACTTCGGATCGCTGCTCAAGGTACGGTTGCCCCACAGGCGATAGCCGTCGTCGCGGATCACCGTGGTGATATTGGCGTTGTTGAGCAGGTTGGCCCGGCAACTGGCGTCACCGTCCAGGTACTCGATGGCACGGCCGGTACCGGTGATGCCAACAAACTCCTTGTTCGACGGCGAGGCCCAGAAGCCGTACTCGCTGTCGGTCCAGGCAAACAAGCCGGCGACCCAGGCAGAGGCTGGGGCATCGACCGTGGCACTGGCCTCGGTGTCCCAGTACTTCACGCCGGGATCGACCAGGAACGCACGCTTGGCGCCGAAATTCTCGGCATAGGCGATGGCGGCTTCATCGGTGGTGTTCGGGCCATCGAGAATAGCCAGGCCGCGCAGCTTGTCGGCCAGTGCGACCAGCGCGGTGCCCACCGCTTCGCTGGCGCTGTGCTTGGGGGTGACCAGCAGGCGCGGCTGGGCGTTGAAACGGCTTTTACCGTCGAGCAGCGCCTGCAGGCCGGTGCGGGTACCGTCGGCGAGGACGCCGCCGATGATGGCGGAGGTTTGCTCTGCCGCGTCCGCAACCTTGGGCACGCCACAGGCAACAATCACAGCCCTGGCACGTCGGTATACGGCGTGGCAGGCCCGAGTGATCGCCGAATCAGGACCAAATGCCGCAATGGCTTCGCGTTCACTGGTGATAAGCATCAGATCATTGGCCTTGGCACTGGTCGCTGGGCCAGGGGTAAACGTGTCGACCAGACCAATGATCGAAGAAGAAGGCAGCGCGAGGGTGCGCGCGCCGGTGTCGACGTTGGTTACGGTAACGCCGTGAAAAAATCCAGTCATGTAGGAACTCCAGAATGCACAAGGCCGCGACTCGCGCGGCCAGGTATAGAAGGAAGTTGGCTCGAATCAGGCTGCAAGCAGCCCAGGCCAGTCAAAGTAGCGGCACTAACGGTGTGGCCAGCCGTTAGGCGACCAGAGAGAACAGAAGATCGATACGGCCGCCTGGCCCCAACATCAGGCGCGTAAACCGTCGTACCAGCGCAGGTGACTCAGGTTCAGCGCCAGATCGTGGGCCAGCTTGCACTCGCCGTGGGTGTACTCACGGCCCAGGAAAAAGAAGACGCCGGCAGCGGCGCCGACCCACTGCCCGGACGGAACGCCGAACAGCGCCAGAAAGCCCTAGACCAGGGCCATGATGAGCAGGCCCGCCAGGGCTTGCTGCCAGCTGGTTGGACTCAAGGTGCTTTCTCCAGGCACAAAAAAACCGCTCTAGGCGGCCTTGGGTTGACTTTGTGGGGGAAGGATCAGGCGGCGTTGCCGACGCCCTGAATACCTGCACGGATCGCGGCAATGGCCTCGTCAGCGATTACCTCGGCCTCTGCATGGCTCGACGCCTGCAGCACTTCATGCTTGCCCTTGAGGCGTGCTGCGCGGATTTTGTGCAACGCGCCTTCCCAGTCGCTGGCCTCGGCCAGAATGTCGGCGGTGGCCGATTTCGCGTCCTTACCTACGGCATCCATCCAGGCTTGCACGGTCGGCGGCACTGCCCTTTCGTAGTTCGCCGCCATGAATGCCCGAGCCTCCTGCGCGGTAAGCTGGTACTCAAGAGCACGCAACGAATCCCCTAGGACTGAGCGGCGGGCCTGATCGGCGACCTGATCAATCTGAAAGGCAGCCGACATACGGGCAGCACCGAGGGGAAGCCCGTCGAAGTCAAAACCTGCGTAGACGCTGTCGCCATAGGTGACGTTCAGGTTGGTGGTTTGCATAGCTGCTCCTTACAAAGTGCCCAGATTGGTCATTACGTTGGTGAGGATTTTCAGGTCTGTAGCAGCGGCCACGGTATTGATGTATTTGCCAGCCATATCGCTTGGGAACGTGCAATTGACCGCCTGAAAAATTACCGCGCTGGAGGCCTGGCCGACGAGCGCGCCAATAAAATCGGCGGCCTTGTTGACCTTGACGGACTGCAGGGTCACACCAATGACAGGTGGCAGCAACGAACCGGCATTGGTCTTGAACGCCGAGCAGATACGGGTGGTAACCGGCTGCGGACTCATACCGACAGGAGATGGCAAGTCCATGTCCACGCTGCGAAGCTCGATGTTGGCCGCCTGACTGTAAAAAATGAAACTGGAGAGCTGGGTACTGGGCGTGCCGGCTGCATCCGTCGAGACCTGATATTTGAACTTGATCTTTGGGGTAACCCCGCTGGAAACGGCGTAGATTCCGTAGACCACGAGGTAATTCACCGTGAGGGGAATGTTGGCCTCAATCGTGTAATCGTTCATCAGGTTGACGTTGCATTGCCCCGCGTTCGGGGTTGCTGCCATTGCCTTGTTAAGGGATTTGAACGCCGTTGTAGAAGTCTTACCATCGTTTGAGTCATTCCCTGTCACGGGGTCTACCCACCAAGTGCGGGTAGTGTCAGGCACTGCCGCAATAGCACTGGCGACAGCACTGTCTATGCTAGCTTTGCGGCCGTTGAAGTAGTCGATCAGCTTGGTGGTTTGCGTTACCAGGCTGGCAACATCAGTTTCAAGACTCATAGCGTCTTATGCTCCGTGGATGTGTTGGACAACAAGGGTTTGCAGGGCTATCAGCCCAGCCGCGTTACTGACCGCCGCACTTAGCAAGCCGTCGCGGTCTTCGTTCTGGCGCTTCTCGGCGGCTTTCATCCGCAACATCAGGTTGGCGATCTGCTCGCCAGCGATGCGCTGTCGGGCCGCCTGATCAACGATCTGGTCTTGCTGCTGCAGACCGCGCAGCTGCTCGGCGATCAACGCCGATGCCTGAGCGGCAAGCGGCGCGGCCAAGGTCAGGTTGAGCCCGCCCGGGATACTGTTGATGGTTACGCTGTCGGCCGGAAGCGCCGCCAGCGACACGTCATAGGCCAGCAGCAAGTCCGCATCGGCAGGCTTGTAGGTCAGCGCCTCAGTGGGGTGCGACCACACCGCCAACAAGGTGCCGTCACTCAGCAGAAAACCGACCTCGCGGACCCAAAAGGCGCGCTCACCATCGGCGACAGCGGTCAGGTGAATTTGCGTGCTGCTCAGCCGCTCGCCGCCGGCAATGGGGTACTTGGCGACTTGCGCCTGCAGGCTCTTCTGGTCGGTTCGTGGGGTATAACCCGCCGTGCCCAGGACGACGTGGGTAATTTCAGCCGCCACGCCGGTGTTATCGGCCCGCCAGATCGCGGCCAGGCCGGCCTTGGTAATGACGGGTTGTAAGGGTGTACTCATAGAACAGCCTCCATCGTGCCACGCACGACAATGCGGAGCCGTACCGCGTTAGCGATCTGCAGGCCCTGTTCAGCGTTGATCGGAATGCCCTGCGCCTCGACAGACCGTCGAACCACGCAGCGCAGGTGGGTAGCGTTGCCCAGTTGCAGGCCCTGCAGCGCCGGATCGAGCGGCACGCCCTGAGCCTCCACCGAACGGCGGTAGACGGTGCGCACCTGAGCGGCGCTGCCCAGATGCAAACCACCATCGAAGCCGGCCCCCAGACGAAAGTCATAATGGCTTCGCTCATTCTTGACGGCGTCTACCAGGGCTCGCAACCGAGCGTACAACTGCGGTGAAAGAATCGAACCCTCACCGGGTCGGTTGTTGTTGACCCACGCAGTGAGCTGGAAGGTGAAGGGCGCGGCACCGGGGATCTGGTGCCATTCCTTGTATTGAGAGTTGACCCGTACTGCCTTCAGCACCCGACGCACTGCACCGACCGTACCTTTGGTCTTGTGTACCGGGATCGCGTCACGAATCAGGGCGCGCTGCTGCTCTTCGGTTTCAGCCGCGCCCCAACCATCGACCTTCATGGCCCACGCCAACCAAGGCAGAAAGTCGGCCGGACAGCGCTCCGAGTCAGCCACACCACGGATGACCTGCGGGTCAATGCTCAGGTCGCAAGCCGCGGCCAGGGCCCTCTCCAAGTCGGTCGCATTCAGTGGCAGCAGACTCATGAGAGCACCTCAGAGGACAGCGTGACGCCATTGCAACTGGGGTAATGTCGCTGGTCGCAGACCACATCTTCTGCCGGTTGAATCAACCGGACCCGGCGTACACCGGTTACATGCAAGGCGGCATAAATTGCCGACAACGACAATTGCCCCTCCAGGCGCCGCGCGGCACTCAGCACACTGTCCAGGCTGGCCCGCGATGCGGCCTTGACCACCAACGGGTCTGGTCCGGTATCGAGCTCCAGGGTAGCAACCACATTGAACTCGACAGGCTGGGCCAACTGGACACGGGGCCGGTCCGTCAACGGCCGCACCTCCTCGGCCGACAGCACCGCCTGCACCGCTTCCACCAGTTCGATCCCCGGTACCGCGCTGGCGGGTCGTGACAACACGGCCAGCGACACGTCCCCCGGCAACGGCTTGTCCAGACCGGCTGAATAGTCGCAAACCAGTACGATCGCTCCTGCTGGCAACTGTGTCTGAATGGCCGTGCTGATCGGTACGCCCTTGAAGGTCGGTGAATCCACCGACACGCTGGCTACGTTGGCTGATGCGCTCAGGCCGTGAAACTCATAAGCGCCACGACTGCCAGCGACGGACAGCGCCTCCAACGACAACCGTGTGCGGTATCGCAATGCATCGTCGTCTTCCATGACCGCATGCACCGGTGGCAACGCGTCCGGATCAGCCGGGGTAATGGTCAGCCGTTGCACGCCGAAATCGGCGGCGCGGTTGTCCAGGTCTGCACCCTTGGCATAGGCCAGCAAGCTGGCTTTCGCCGCGTCATTGACCCGAGCCCGCCCGAGCATTTTTTGAAAAGCCGCCAACTCCAGCAACTTGACGATGGGGTCCGACTCCAGTTGAGCAGTCCACTGCTCGCCCATCTGCAGACGAAAATCGGCCAGCACATTCTGGTACAGCGTTTCAAACTCCAACGTCTCTACCACCTCTGGTGGTGGCAACAGGGACATATCAATCATGCGCTGACCTCCAGAGTCATGGGTTGCGTCAGGTAGCGTCCTGTCAGTTGCAGCGTGATCTGCCCGTCAATCACGGCGGTGACCGTCACTCGCTCAAGCGTCAGACGCGGTTCCCAACGACCCAGTGCTCGGGCAACCTCTGCCTGTACCGCACTCTTCCAGCCCTCATTCACCGGCAGATCGACAAAACGGCGCAGTTTGCTGCCGTAGTCCGGCCGCATGCGCCGGCTGCCCAGCGGCGTGGTCAGAATGTCTTCAATGGATTGGCGCAAATGCGTGGTGGCCGATATCGGCAGACCTGTCCGGCGATCCATTCCGATCATGGCGCTACTCCGTTGGCTTGAAGTGCGGATGCTCCTGTAGGTACACCAGGGCGACGTCATCGTCAGGCGATGCAGTTACCTGCCCGCTGCTGACGATCAATTGTCGGTTGTCTGGCAAGATCAGAACCCGTGATGTGTAGAGCGCATCGCGAAACACCAAGGCGTTGGCCGCAGGTGGTGAAGCAGTGTGCTTTCTCGAAGTACCCATGATGTCTCCAGGCATAAAAAAGCCCGCAGGTGGCGGGCTGGTTTCAGTGTTTGTGGTTGGCAGTATTGCCGCCGGTGTCGATGATCCTGGCGGCGCCAAAAATGTCGCCGGTGACTCGTAGGGAGCCGTTGATCTGCACCTCGCCGGTTACGGTAACTGTGGCTGCGGTTGCTTGAATGGCATCGGCGCTGATCACTGCCGAACTGCTGCCGACCCGAAGAGTGACCGTGCCGCTGGGCAGGTCGATGCTGTAGCTGCTGGACTGCCAGTCGTAGATCAGCGAGCCACCATCCTCAAAGCGCCAGACCTCGACGTGGTCACGGTTGTCCGGCGGATCACCGGCGTTGCCGTACAGGCCCGGCACAAAGGTACCCTGGGCCGGCTCGCCACTGGCACTGATCAGCACGCCCTGCTCGCCGAGACTGGGGGCACGCCAGTGCCGCGCCTTGCCCGCACCCAGGCTGTGCCAGCGTAACCAGGCACTGGTCCAGCCGGCACCATCAGATACACGCACCCTGGCGGCTGCCAGGTCCACCGCCACCACGTAGCAGGGGATGACCAGGCCGGCGAGCATGCGATCATGCATGGCACTGGCATAACTCATGAGAGGTCCTCCGGCGACTGGTAATCGGCTTCATGGCCGGGGCCGGTGTCTGGGCTGAAGGCAAAAGCCACCGGGCCTGGCTCATCAGGCCAGGGCCATTGCATGGTGCCAAGGCGTAGAACCTGCTCCCACTTCACTTGCCAGGTGACTGGGGCTGGTAAGACCGGGTCGGCTACAACCGGTACCGCTTGAACGTTGTTCGCTTCTTCAACGAAGTCGACCCCCCAGAACTGCTTGCGCAAGAGCACCGCCAACTGGGTAGCCAGCGTGACAGCGCGCAGAAGCGCCTGGGTATCGCCGACATCCACAAGGATCCGTGCCTCGATGGTCGCCAGGATGCATGAGCGACCATCGCCAGGGTCGACAGCGGGCCTCAAGGCGGTAATGGAATGAAACAGCGCCGGCATGGCCGTGCTGCTATCGGCGCCCCCATAGGCATCGACCGTTGCCAGTTCTGGCATGGCTGTCTTGATGGTCGCGGTGATAGCCTGGTGCAAGGTCGTCAGTTCGCACATGATCACTCCCTCTTTTTATGACCCCGGTGGTGAATATCCGGCCGTTGCATTTCCATACCCAACCGCCTCGCCGCCCACCGCTCATAAAGGCCGATCGCCATATCAGCCCCGGCCATGGCCGTCAGGCAGCCAAAGGCACTGGCGCTCCAGATCGACATGCCGCTGGCATACAACAGCATTACCGTGGACACACCGCAGACCATGCAGGCCCCCGAGCGCAGCAGCAGACGCCGGACCAGTGCCCAGCCACGGGCGCCCTCCTTATCTGCACGCCACATTTCGCCGCTCAAGCCGCCCAGCAAAGCCAGGACGATCACCAGCCAGATCGGCATTTCCAGCAACGTCTGTTGCTCGTTTGTCACTGTCCTGTCTCCTTTGGTAAGTCCGCTCGGCAGATTGCCTGCGGCGTCTGTTGTAGAGCCGGTCACTCGGCATTCCAAAAAGCCCGGGGCTGCCCAGGCTTTTCAGTAATGCGTTGTTCAGTTGCCAGCCACGTCTGGTGCCCTGTGCAACTGCGCTTCAAATTGTTCCTCCGACCGCGGCCGCCTGCCCGCCGGATAACTGCTTGTGGTGCTTTACGCTGCACACCCGGGCCAGTTGCCAACCCTCTGAATCGTTGAGGCCGATCCATCGCTGCCTTTTCTGCTACCGGTGTCGGCCGGCTTGAGACAAAGATTATGCATTGATGCATATGCAGTCAATGCATTTGTGGAAATATTTATGCGCGCCGATATGCGCATATGCATTGGAGCCTTGCCTGGTAAGGGCTTACGGGTTTTCAGCAGGCGAAAAAAAACCCGCCAAGGCGGGTTTTTCACATCGCGTAGACACTTCAGCGGGCGTACATGCCCCACCAGAAGACGTGGCCGAGGATGCTGATCTGCTCTTCCTGCATCTGCTGGAAGCTGTAGTCTTCATCCGGATGCTCGTCGCGGTTGAAGCTGCGCAGGCGGATGCCGGTAGGTAGGCGATAGAGCTGCTTCACGCGCAGCTGACCATTGTGATTGATGGCATAGAGATCACCGTCGACGATGTCGCCAATGCCGCTCTTGCCGGCATTGACCCCCACCGTGGCGCCATCGCGCAGCACCGGCAGCATGCTGTTGCCACGTACGGTGACGCATTTGGCCTGGTCGAATTGCACGCCGTTGTGGCGCAGGCTGCGCTTGCCGAAGCGCAGGCTGGCCTTCTCGCTTTCCTCGATGACGAATCGTCCTGATCCTGCTGCCAATTCGACCTCGCGAAGAAACGGAATGGACACCTCGTCGTCCTCGATCGGGGTGTCGTCATCCCACAGGCTGATGTCGTGCAACTCGGCATGGCTGCGGGCTGGCACCGCCTCGCGGCTCTCGCCCAGGTCGACACGACCACGCAGTTGATCGGTACTTACCCCGAAGTACTCGGCGATTTTTGACACATGCTTATCGGACGGATCGACGATTTTCTCGCTGAGGATGCGCGACAAGGTGGATTGCGGCACGCCGGTACGCCGGTGAAGCTCCGTGGGGGAGATACCGTGGCGGTCGAGCAGTGCTCTGAGGACGGATGCTACATTGCGTTTTTGCATAAACTGCATAATGCAGAGCGATTGGGCAAATTGCAATTGCTCCAATGCACGAAAGTGCATGGACAAAAGGTCGCGGCGCGGCCGATGGCCTCGGCATCCAGGGCAAAATCCCTGTACCATTGCCCGCTTGCCTTTGGTCTAAACGACACTGCGAGCCAAGTTTCTGTAATGAGCGATCTTTCCGCACACACTCCGATGATGCAGCAGTACTGGAAGCTGAAAAACCAGCACCCGGACCAGCTGATGTTCTACCGCATGGGCGACTTCTACGAGATCTTCTATGAAGATGCGAAGAAAGCCGCAAAACTCCTGGATATTACCCTGACTGCCCGCGGGCAGTCGGCGGGCCAGTCGATCCCCATGTGTGGTATCCCCTTCCACGCAGCCGAAGGGTACCTGGCCAAGCTGGTAAAGCTGGGCGAGTCGGTGGTGATCTGCGAGCAGATCGGCGACCCGGCCACCAGCAAAGGGCCGGTCGAGCGCCAGGTGGTGCGGATTATCACGCCGGGCACCGTCAGTGATGAAGCGCTGCTCGATGAGCGCCGCGACAACCTGATCGCTGCCGTGCTGGGAGACGAACGCCTGTTCGGCCTGGCAGTGCTGGACATCACCAGCGGCAACTTCACCGTGCTGGAGATAAAAGGCTGGGAAAACCTGCTGGCCGAGCTCGAACGTATCAATCCGGTGGAGCTGTTGATTCCGGACGACTGGCCTCAAGGCCTGCCGGCCGAGAAGCGCCGTGGCGCCCGTCGTCGCGCGCCTTGGGACTTCGACCGTGACTCGGCACGCAAGAGCCTGTGCCAGCAGTTCGCAACCCAGGACCTCAAGGGTTTTGGCTGTGAAAAGTTGACCCTGGCCATTGGCGCTGCGGGCTGCCTGCTCGGCTACGCCAAGGAAACCCAGCGCACCGCCCTGCCCCATTTGCGCAGCCTCAAGCATGAGCGCCTGGACGACACAGTGGTGCTCGACGGCGCCAGCCGTCGCAACCTGGAGCTGGACGTCAACCTGGCCGGTGGGCGCGACAATACCCTGCAGTCGGTCATCGACCGCTGCCAGACCGCCATGGGCAGCCGTTTGCTGACCCGCTGGCTGAACCGTCCGCTGCGTGACCTGAAAGTGCTTCAGGCTCGCCAGGGGTCGATTCGCTGCCTGCTCGACAGCTACCGCTTCGAGAAGCTGCAACCACAACTCAAGGAAATCGGCGACATCGAGCGGATTCTCGCCCGTATCGGCCTGCGCAATGCTCGCCCACGGGACCTGGCCCGCCTGCGAGATGCCCTCGGCGCCCTGCCCGAGTTGCAAAATGCCATGGCCGAACTTGAGGCGCCGCATCTCGCCCGCCTGGCAGCCATCGCCGGTACCTATCCGGAGCTGGCCGATCTGCTGGAAAAAGCCATCGTCGATAGTCCACCCGCGGTAATTCGTGACGGCGGCGTGCTCAAGACCGGCTACGACGGAGAGCTGGACGAGCTGCTGGCCATGAGCGAGAACGCCGGCCAGTTCCTCATCGACCTGGAAGCCCGGGAAAAAGCGCGTACCGGCCTTGCCAATCTCAAGGTCGGCTACAACCGTGTTCACGGTTATTTCATCGAACTGCCGAGCAAACAAGCCGAGCAGGCACCTGCCGACTATATCCGGCGCCAGACCCTAAAAGGCGCCGAGCGCTTTATCACTCCGGAGCTGAAAACCTTCGAAGACAAGGCACTGTCGGCCAAAAGCCGCGCCCTGGCTCGAGAGAAGATGCTCTATGACGCGCTGCTCGAAACCCTGATCAGCCATCTGGCACCGCTGCAAGACACCGCCGCCGCCCTGGCCGAACTGGATGTGCTGAGCAACCTGGCCGAACGTGCGCTGAACCTGGACCTGAACTGCCCGACCTTCGTCGACGAGCCGTGCATGCGCATCAACCAGGGTCGCCATCCTGTGGTCGAGCAAGTGCTGACCACTCCGTTTGTGGCCAACGACCTGTCGCTGGACGACAACACTCGCATGCTGGTGATCACCGGTCCGAACATGGGCGGTAAATCCACCTACATGCGTCAGACTGCCCTCATTGTCCTGATGGCACATATCGGCAGCTTCGTGCCGGCCGCCAGCTGTGAGCTGTCGCTGGTCGATCGAATCTTCACCCGAATCGGCTCCAGCGATGACCTGGCGGGCGGACGCTCGACGTTCATGGTCGAGATGAGCGAAACCGCCAACATCCTGCACAACGCCACCGACCGCAGCCTGGTGCTGATGGACGAAGTGGGCCGCGGCACCAGCACCTTCGACGGCCTGTCGCTGGCCTGGGCGGCAGCCGAGCGCCTGGCCCAGTTGCGCGCCTACACGCTGTTCGCCACGCATTACTTTGAATTGACCGTACTGCCGGAAAACGAGCCGCTGGTGGCGAACGTCCACCTGAACGCTACCGAGCACAATGAGCGGATCGTATTCCTGCACCACGTACTTCCCGGGCCTGCCAGCCAGAGCTACGGCCTGGCCGTTGCCCAGTTGGCCGGTGTGCCGACTCCGGTTATCCAGCGTGCCCGTGAGCATCTGGGGCGCCTCGAAACGGCCAGCCTACCCCATGAAACACCTGTCTTGACCAAGGGTGCGGCAGATATCCCGCACCAGAGCGACCTGTTTGCCAGCCTGCCACACCCAGCCATCGAGAAGCTCGGGAAGCTGGACCTGGACAATATGACGCCACGCCAAGCTATCGAAATGCTCTATACACTGAAGACTCTGTTATAA